TTATCGCCTTCTAACTTTTGGCTTGCTACTAGTGCCGCTTGTTTTCTATCCGGACTGAGATCGATAGCCAACCAAGTATCAGATTCAGGGTTGAGCCGAAGCCCCTCAACTTTACAGCTCTCCCATTGTGACGGACTGATAACGGGGTTGATTGTATCGACCCATTGAGTTAAGACTTCTGTGCGCACAATTGACTCAGGATCATTTAAAACTGCTCGAATGTTGTCCGGATGAATTGTGTAGCCGAGAGAAGGATTGGCTTGTGAGACGCCAAGCCAGAAATCAGATGAATTATCAAATTTTAAATCATTAGGCGCAGAGTATTCGAACCATCCAATATCGTCAGAGCCGCCGTGTATTGCGGCGTATGCTCGCTCGCGTAATTTATTTAGGACTATCGAATGTTGATCTCCGGCAGAGGTGTAAATGAAAGTCTGAGGATTAGAACTAGCCATTTGGGTATAACGTAGAGCAGACCAGACATCCTCATCTTTATAGTCTCTTACCTCGTCAAGGTGAATACATTCGGGCGCAGCTATTCCTCGACCGGCCGAGTTATTAGCTCGGACTATGTATCGACGGCCTTCGGTAAACTGTAATTCTTGAAATCCTTTGCTTTCCAGCTTCTTAGTAAACTCGGCAGCTAGTCGGGGAGTCTGCTCAATAATCGCGTAAATCTTATAGAACAGTTCTGCCGAGGTTGTTAGCTTGTGCGCTGTATGAACTTGTAACTTTTCTTTAAGAACGTAAATTCTAAATAAAATGTTTAAAGCCATAAAGGTAGATTTTCCGTTTTGGCGTCCAACCAACAGGCAGACTATTGGATGAGCCCATCGGCCGTCTGGCTTGTATTTAAGCGAGTGATGGGCAAGCCATTGTTGCCAAGGAAGCAACTCGAAGCCAATTTCTTCGCAAAACTTAATCATTTGCTCTCCGTGAGAAGGTAAATCGCTAAGTTTTGTGTGAATTCGAGGGTTTGGCACACCTCGGTAAGCCGATTCGTCCCTAACTCGGGCGATTTCATTTGATTGAGTCATATAAATCCATTTTAGTCCGAATAATGCTTGGCCGAGCCATTTTCAGGGAAAATCTTCCCAATGGGGGTCGTGGGTTTCCGTGTGCGCTCAAAAAAGGTAGGGGTCATACGATCGCGCTTACCACTATTACATTTGATGCAAGCTGCCACCATATTCGTCGCTTCATCTGTGCCACCTTTGCTAATGGGTATCAAGTGATCCACAGTATTGGCCTCTTGTCCGCAGTAATGGCAAGTGAAGTAATCGCGTTGTAATACCTCGCTTCGAACGCGCTGATAATACGCTGTGTTGTATCGCTTGTGACTCAATGCCAACCCTTGCGCTCGAAGTGTGACAATGCATCACAACTATCTTTGTATCTGTGATGGATATATTTAATGGAGGCTTTGATCTGTGCCTGTGGGCTTAGGTCTCTATACCAAGTGGAACGCATCTGGCCCAGCCCATAGTGAGAACCATTCCTAGCTTTTGGATTCCATCTGCTCTCATAATGAATGAGCCAGTTAAAGCATTGAAACTCTCGCCAAGTAAGAAGGTTGTAAGCATATAGTTTTAGATTCATATCTGCTTTTGATGGCGTTGTATTGATTATCAATAGTAGAGCTGCAATTAGCGTCGTAGCCATCAGGCGAAGACAATGGCCCTCCCTCAACCTCCGCTTTAGGGCCAGCTCCGCGCCCGCGCTATGGCGAGATGGTACTACGCTTGTCAAGTAGGCTAACATAACCGCAGGTCAGAGCCTTTCTAACTTATCAATTGCATAATATGCTTGTTGTGGAACTACTCCATTACCTAACAATTTCAATTGTTGTGATCGACTAATATCCAAATCAGTCACCCAACCAACTGGCAATCCCATCATATATTCAACAAATTTTGGATTCAATTTGCCTAATTCCAATGGATTCGGCGCTGTTTGCAATCGCATTTGATTCCGTGTGTTAAATCTGCTCCCCAATCCCTGTGCTTGCCCGTCTCTCGGTTGTTCATCACAGTTGGTGTTGGTAATAGACTGACTGCAACATTTAAGTCCAGATTTCTCGTTGATTTCCCTTTGAAATCCCTTGCTTGTGGGGTCGGTAGCAGTCTCAATGCCACTCCTGTACTCATTCCTATCTGACCCGTCGATGACCTTGCTTGCCGGTCTAAAAATTGATCGATTGGCTCGTCGTGATTGCTGACGTGTCGAGCTGTTGGAGTCGGTAGGTTGAGCGACGCAGAACAATCGCTCTCGTCTGTGTGGTGCTCCAACATCACTAGCTCGAACAATTGCCCATCTTGCGTCATACCCAATTTCGGTAAGGTCTTGGAGAACTTCTTTGAATCCAAGTGTGAGATGGCCTCTGACGTTTTCCAAGATGACTCTTGAGGGTTGTAAGTGGCTAATAATTTCTTTGATATAGGGCCATAGGTGTCGCTCATCTGCTGATCCTTTACGTTGTCCAGCGGTGCTAAAAGGCTGGCAGGGATAACCAGCTGTCAGAATATCCACCAATTCAATATTCGACCAATCAACTTGCTTCATATCTCCCAAATTAGGCACTCCCCAGCGTTCTTTGATAACAATTGAGGCATATTTATCAATATCACACATAAAGGCTGTCTCAGCCCCATAAAAGGCTTCTACCGCCATATCTAGGCCACCATAGCCAGAGCAAAGGGAACCAATCTTCATTCGAGTTCCAATACTTTTCTCACATCAATCTCTTGGCTTCCATTTAATCCAATTATGGCTTCTCTGAGCTTCTCACGTCCATCTCCGTGAAACTTAGTCATTAAGAATGGCTCTGACTGGCTACCTTCCAACCAATCTATTGGCTCACCATTGGGATCAATAACTAACTCATCAACGTAATTGAATTTATCCAATATCGCATCAACTGACGATTCTCTTACTGATTCAACTATTTCAGTTGGCACATTGGCTTTGACCCAATCAATGAACTTCTTATCTGACTTAACGACCCACTTGAACTTCGGCTTACTGGTTGTTATATAGGCAACCACCTCATCGCCTAGTTCAGCCTTTACTCGATCAGCGCCAAGTTCATTCATCTCAGCTTGTAACTCAGCCCTCAGCTCGTCCTTCAGGCGCTTTGCTTGGTCTGCTAACAGGCTAATCGCTGCCAGTTTCAGACTGAGGTCTTTGATTGTCATCTTCTTACTCTCCCGATTCTTTCAAGCGCAGATAGCGCGGAACTTCCCCACCCAGCTAGGAATGTGGGAAACATTATCTCTTTTTCTTTTCCTTTATGAATAAATTTGATTCGATCAACCCCATCCGGCTCGCAAATGCCGTCGGCATCATTCCAGACTTTCAATCGCCAAAAGCTCTTTACCATTGGAAGCAACATAATTCCATTTCGGTGACTAACCATTTTATTGACCCACGGCTCAACGTTCGAATATGGCGGATTACACCATACGAAGCCTGTCCAAGGATTATTCAGCCCGTCATCTTTTTGAGTATAAAAATGCTTTGTTGGTATATATACAACGCCCTCGGGTGGAGATGCAACATCTAAATCGAATGTCACCCCCATTTTGTCAAATAACCATTTAGGAGTGTAATGATCGTCAGACGTTTTCTGTTCCTGTTGTATCTCGAACAACGCTTCTTGATCCATCTTGCTCCCTTTTCTTTGCTCTGTTTAACCGGACTTCTAATGAAGCCAGATTGACGCCCATATCTCGGGCGATAAACTCTTTGTCAAAACCCCACTCAAGTAGCTGTTTAATATATGCAATCGAATGGGGCTTTGGCATTACTTCTTCCCTGCCCAGCCATCGCCTTTGAAGTGTGCTGGAGTGGCTTTGAATTGCTTGCGCATCTCAACCCCACAATGGCCGCAGTTAATCTTTGGGCTGACGTATATATGAAAGAACTGCTCGATGACGTCCCCACAGGCCGGACATTCGAAATCATATGTCGGCATCAATGAACCTCTCGAGTGTGGCGTTGCCGTTCCAATAGCGCTCTTTAATGCGCTCTTGTCCATCAGCTATTTTACAGATTCGGCACTTAGCAGCTTTCATCTTGTAATTACCGCATTGGTCGCAACGCGTTATCTCGTCCTCTCGACTAATTACCCTGTCAATTGGATCAAATAACCGCTGCTCGAAGCAATTCTGACACTCCATTAACCACACCCAATCACCCTCTTTTATCTCTGACTCATACTTGGTGATATAGAAGTGCGGTGTGACCTTCTTGCAAGGCCCACACTTAAAGGGGTGCATTTCGTTTATTTTTGGAATGTCCATTTGCCATCTGATCCAATTCTCATCCACCGAGCTGGATGGCCAGACTTGGGCGTTGAGCACACCCAACCGCGATATTCCTTACCTTCTTTAGTTCCGGTCTTGAGCACCATCGGGCCATCTCCACCAGAGCAAAGAGGTATCTCATCAACTATTTCGGCTCCGAGTTCTTCCGCAATAGCGCTGACATCCCAGACAACCGGTTCAGGGTAGTTTGGTCTTTGTTCTTTGACGAATTCAGCCAATTCTGGCTTTGTTGTCTGTATTGGTTTCTTTGGAACACCGCTTGGCTTTGCAAAGTATCCAGCGAGATTAAGAGCGCGTCCAAGTGCGCCTGTTTCCGCAAGTTCCAAACTATACTGTTTAGACTTCGACTCGGATGATAGTCCGGTAGTCCAAGCGCAAGCATCCGCCTCAGTGCGATACAGCTCAACTTTAACAATATAGACATCGCAAGCACTTGTAAGCGATTCCTCAAGGACGTGGGTTTTAATTCTGTAATCCGGATAGGCATTTATAAACTCCTTTAAGCGATCCTGCACACTTACATAATCATCAAGATAGTTCGACATTTAATTTCTCTCTCCCTGCGAATTCATCTATCGCATATTCCAATTGTTCTTTCAAAGACCAGAACGTTCCGTCCGGCCAGTTCTGTGCTTCATTTGCACAA